TCGTTTTTGGTAAGGAGGCTTTTGCGGCTCAGTCGTTCCTCCGCGCTCCTGGAACTAACATCCAGAAGATCCAGAACGAATTCGGAACCCGTTCGTTCGCTCTCCGCCAGGAAGCGATCAGCTGGGAAATCGCCGAGGAAGTCGCTGCTGAAGCCAAGAACGGCGCTGCTCAAATTGACCTCCGTCAGTTTGCTGCTAAGGACGCTGCTAATCGCCTCATGCAGTCTTGGGAAGTTCAGGTTGCTGATATCGTAACCGACTCCGCTCAGTACGAGACCGGTAACGTTCTCGATCTCTCCACCTATAATGGTGGTGCTGATCAGTTCAACAGCCCAACTGCTGACGTTGAGGTCCTCATGGACGACGCCAAAGAGCAAGTTCGCTCGCAGATCGGTGTCTATCCTAACAAGATGGTGATCTCACCTGACGCCTTCAATGCCCTCAAGCGTAACAAGCGCATCCGTGACTTCATGCAGCGCGGTGTGCTCGTGGATGAGAAGACCCTAGCTCAAATCTTCGGTCTTGATGAGATCCGTGTTGCCCGTAGACTCAAGCTCAACCAGTCCACTGGTGCTCTTGAGAACATCTACAACAACGTTGCTGTTCTCTTCTACCATCCTTCGGGAGCAACTGATGGTTTCATGCCCGCTCTTGACGCCAACTATGGCAACCCTGCTTTCGCCTATACCTATACTCTCAGTGGTTATCCTATCGCCACTCCTGAGCGTTTTAATATTGAGCGCAGAGTATTCACCGGCGACATCCTCGTTGAGCGTAGCTTCGAGCTCGTCGGCATGGGTGAAAATGGCAAGTGTGGTTCTGGTTTCATCTTCAACAATCCTGTTGCCTAAGCCTAACTCACATATTACTTCTGAGGCCCCTAACCGGGCCTCTTTTTTATGTGATAAGTTCTTCTATTCTCTTTTTTAGAGAAGATATTTTCTGGATATTTATATCAAAAATATTTTTCTTTAGGTACTCGGTCTCACCAAACATCATATCCATACGAATCTCAACCAGTTCCTCAGAGTCCAAGTAATCAATGATCTTCTGATGTAGATCCTTCAACGTTTGTTGATCAACCTCTGCCATAGAATCTAGTGCATTTTGGATATAATTAACTGTCTTCTTGATTACAAAAGTATCTACCCTGAGGTCTCTATTAATGGCCAAATCTAGTGCTTTTAAGTAGGCTTGGTAAAGAGAACTCATACTATTATGATATCATAGACCAACCCTTATATTCTTTTTTCTTACCACTAGCAACTTCCGATAACTTACTTTTATTGAGTGATAAAAAATTAAATTTTTCAACTAATTCGAATATTGCTAAATTTTTTTGAATTCCGTATAAGTCATGTTTCCAAGTTCTTAACTTGCAATTTGGATTTTTTCTTCCAGTATACATTCCTTTAGTTGATTCTGACATTTTCCTTTTTGCCTCTTTAGAATGTCCAACTCTATATAGCGGATGATTTTCACCTTTAAAAGCGCAGGAAATTTTTTTCTTTGTCTCCTCTGAATGCTTCCTTCCAAAGGCTTTATCAGCTATTTTCTTTCTAGTCTTTTCTGTATGTTTTTTTCCAAACATTCCATTTTTTGAACCTTTCCTAATTTCACTAAGTTTTGCTTTTGTTTCCTCAGACAGTGATTTACCTCTTAGAGCAAGAGATATTTTTTCTTTTCTTTCTTTCGTAAAAGGTATCGGTTTATAATATCCAAAATATCCGGCATTTAAGCATAGAGGATCATTTATAAAATGTTTAATAAGTCTATATTCCACATCTCTACATTGTTTATAACCTTCTTCCGTATAATCAAATATCTCTAAAATTTGTTTTTTTGGCGTGTACACATCCCAATACCATTTATTTGTTTTAGGAGATCCAAAATACTCTTCATTAAATATTTTTTCTTTTTTACTCCCAAAATAATAAAAAGGAACTTCCTCAAAGGTTATTTTATAAATGTATATCCTAGGTTTCATGGGTGTAATCTATATTAGTTAGTTTAACTATATTTAAACCATAATGTTTAAAGTTAAAATAGATGATTAAAGGTATGTCACAACCATATCCAGATAAATTTGGGTTATCTGACAATTGTAATCCCGCGTCTGTAGATTACTTTATTGAAATATTTGGTTATCAAGAAGCTTTGGAATTAGGATCAATAGACGATCCGACTAGGAATGATATCAACTACGATAAGATTCAAATAGCTCTTAACGATGCCGCAACTCTGATAAATAATTATATCCTTACGGCTCCGCCACAAGGCAAGATTCTTATTGCTGGGTCCTATCGTCGCACCCAAGCTATCCTTGCTCGTTGGTACCTTGATACTCTCCGTCCACGTCAGCAGGTTATTGATGCCGCTGAGAAAGCTCTTCAACAACTTGAATTATGGGCTGCTAAAGCGTCCCCATCCACCGGACTTAAATGGCAAGAAGCATATCGCTATTGGAATAGCGCTTGCTCGATGACAAAAAGTTCCTACCGCAGAGGCAGAAGTTTTACCGAAAACTCTACCAATCGTTGGGTACAGAATGAAGGTGGAAATAACCGTTTCTTCCAATTCCCACGCAAAGAAGCAATGTCCTCCCCAAGGATCCATTCAACTGCTTTGGATGCAAGTGCACTCGGTATTGAGTCCACCATGCCAGAATCGACACTTGAAATCAACCAATTGGTCGATGCCCTCGAGTCTACCAGGGATCTATCTGCATTTACAAATACTTCAGATACAGTTGATCCGCAAGATGGTGATACAATTAATGCAACAAATACCACGGAATCTGCCGATGGTAACCTTGACAATTATGACGGATTACAGATAGGAGATACATTCTAATGGCAAATCAAACTTATGGTTATGACCCCTTCAACCCTGCCGCTGCTGACGGAGCAGGATTTTACCTCGTGGCAGATGGGTCTAGTGGTGGATGTTACTATGGTACCGGATATGGTGCCCTAGGTGGGAGGATTGGTGTCTTCCCAGATGGTTCGGAATATAAGCAAGATGCTGCGTCTCTGAGACAGTATGTCATTGAGTTAGAGGCTAATCGTAAAATCCAAGATTTATCCAACGTACGTTTTACTCGTAATGTAAAACCTGGAGATGCATTACTCTACAACTATACTACCGGTTTCTGGGAGCTTCAAGATTTTATTAGTGGTGGGGAGTTCTGACCTATGCTTTTGGAGATTGAAAATCAACTCCATAAGAGAGTCCACGGCACATTGGGGCAGAGTGCTGTTGTAATCCGTCTTGCAGAGGAATTAGATGATAGTGGAAGGGTTGCCGAACAGGCAATGATTATTGTTAGTTTTTCTTCCAGCTCGACTAATAATCCACATAAAGGAGCCTATATTCCTACTGTTAGAAACAGAAAACTGAGTTATACAATCACTCTCATCCAAAAACAAACACAACGAGAAGGGCATAGTTTCTCACTCCCTATCCTCGATCTTATTGCTGATGCGGTGACTGGATGGGTGCCGGAGGTTCCTGGTCTTGAATTCCAGACAGGATTTGAACTTGAGAATGAGAGATTTGTCCAAGTAACCGAGGCATCTCAATTTATTTACGAGCAGACCTATGCCATCGAAGTACTTGTGGCAGATGGAAGATTTTACTCCCAGCCATGCGCTGCATTCGATCCCATCTCGATTGAGGATTTCTTGCCAAAAAGAAAATGCCTTCTATCCCCTGAACAAAGACTCACAGGCCTCGCTGTATGGAGAAGGGTAGTTAATACTGAATACACCGAGGAGTATATTGTCGAAGACTCTAGATGCCCTAGAGAGATATCTGATATTCTTGAGTTGAACTGTGGCGCTGGACTTGATGGTTCTGCAACTTATAGGTTTATTCCAAGATATGCCTACTCTATGGACTCTAATGGCGAGAGAGTTGTTGATGAATCTAAAGTAACTTCAGGTACTCTTCAAAAAGTTTGGAAATGTTATAAAAATAATGTCGATCCTTACCCAGATTGGTTTAAGTTAAAAATAGACTCAGGACTCTGGAGAAATGAGGCTGGAACAGTCCCAAATTCAAATCCACTAACCTCAGCTTTACAAGAAATCTCCTTGGGAAAGGAGAAAGAGTACAATAACTAACTCATGGAAGAAATTTTTTTACAAGCTTTAGAGCTACAGAATAATCTCCTTGGCGCCTCCCGCCTTGCTCATTGGAATATTGAGGGATCTGATTTTTACCAATTCCACCTTCTTTTTGAAAGGATTTACGGGATGGTTGATGAAAAGGTAGATGGTCTTGCCGAACAAGCAAGAGGACTAGGGATTGAGATTAAAGCAAAAATTTTTAACTCAGTGCCAGAAATCGACTGGGCTACCTCTCAAGAACTTTGTGAAAATCTTCTCGGGTTGAATAAAGACTTTCAAGGAGGGTTAGAGAGACTCCGTGAAGAGGCAGAAGATTCCAAAATGTATGGCGTGGT